ATGAGAAAAGGTGAGAAAGTTGGTAAAGTACAATTTAATACAACAGATAAGAAACAGAAACCTTATGATGAAGTTTTAGAAGAGTATTGTGAATTATGCAAAAGAAGAGGATTAGCTGAAATAACTATAAAAGGTTATAGATATTCAACAAGATATTTTAAAAAGTTTAATGAAAATACTATGATTAATAGAAATACAATTTTGGATTACATTAAATATCTTCAAGATAATAATTTCAAATGGACTACTATAAATAGCTACATTAGAAAACTGACTCCTGTTTTAAACTATGGCTTTGAAATGGGATATTATCCAAAAGTTAAAGTTCAATATGTCAAAGGTCAAAAAGAGGCTAAGGAAATTTATACACAAGAAGAATTGAGTAAATTATTAGAAAAACCAAAAGCAAAAGATTTTGTTACTATAAGAAATTGGACAATGACATGGGTATTTGCAAGTACAGGAATTAGAAGAACTGAATTAATTAATTTGAAAGTCTCTAATGTAAATCTATTAGAAAGAACTTTATTGCTTAATACAACTAAGAATAAGAACGCTAGATATGTTCCTATAAGTTCGAGCTTATATGATGCTCTATGTGAATATATTGAGCTTAGAAATGGCAAGAACAGTGATTATTTATTCCCTACAATTTATAACACTAAAATGAGTACAAGCACGATTAATAAAGAGTTACAAATTTATAATTTGTCTAAAGGAATTCTTAGGAGTTCGATTCATGCTTACAGGCATACATTTATAACTAATGCTGTAAATTCAAATGTAAATATTTTGTTGTTAAAGAAGATTACAGGTCATTCTAGCACCACAACACTAAGTGGGTATTATAATGCTAAAATTAACGATACGCTTGATATAATAGATACTATTGCTCCTAAGAACAATAAAAGGCACAGCAAATTTACTAAGATAAAGTAAGAAGATAGGCTAGATTTAAAGATATATTACCAAAGGCAATACACTTATCAAGTAAAGATAGAAAGTCTTAAATAGCCTATAAAAGCGATTTAATGAATAAAAAAGTAGTAGAGTCTGGAACACTCTACTACCTAAAACTACAATTGAATATAGTTTTATTATTCTTATACCTATTGAAAAGGTATCTTTAGCCACTAACTAAAGCTTACCATAAAATTTTGAAAAATTCAATATGTGTAGGCTTAATAAAGTTGACCTTTTTTACAGGCAACTTATGGTGGAATAGGGGAGAAACACCTTAAATAAACGTCTCGGGTAGTTCCGACTAATTAACTCGGTATATATGTATTGCCTACCATATGCAGTATATCGTCAGTTGGGTAAGATACAACACTCCCAGCGTCTACAGGATAGACAATTAAAAGTGTATGAGGGTGGTTCGCTAGGTCGCAAGGCAGGAACTTGTACAAGCTCTATAACCAATAAGGCGTATTCTATGGGCTAGTAGTAGGATATTAAAGTACATTTAATTAACAAGGTAGGTAATATTACTAGGATACAATTCAGCTATGTCAGTAATATTTTGTTTGTCCTATTTCGATAGGGCTAACTATACCCTAAAACGTGTCCACAGGCTTAGTCAGTTTATCTTTGGCATAATTCAAATTCAAGTAGTAAAATTAAAATAAATGATAGTAATTAAGAAAGAAGTTGGTAATATGAAAACTGGAGTTAGTACAAGTACGATAATAAATGTAAGAAAAAAGAGAAGAGAGTATATGAAGAAAGCTAATGCAACATGTAGTAAATGTAGCTGGTTGCAGTTTGGATATTATTGCAGTAAGAAAAAAAGAAATGCTCAGATTGGAAATGGAAAGTTAAAATGCTATTGTAAGGATTATAACTTGAAAATTAATAAGTAAATTCCAAGTCATTTAGAAAGAATTCGAAACTGAATAATGTTGCTTTGAATTATGTACTTTATGAATTTTCTTATTTTTATGATATGCAACAATATGTTTGTCCAAATTTTGTGATAGTATAATCATAAATTTATTACTTGGGGAGAAAAAGCTTAACAACTTATTTAAAATAGATTTTCTTAGGAATATTCTATATTTTAATTGAAATAATTTAAAATTGTTCACAATAATACCTCTTTTTATTTAATTTGATTTAACCCGACTTTTACATTCTATAACATAAGAGGAAACTTAGCAAAGAAAATCGTATTACAAATAATGATAATTTTTTACGATAACATTACAGGATAAAAAATATAAATTAAATAGATTTATATAATTTATTTAAAGGGAAAAGGATAACTTGGCTAGCAAAACAAGTTATCCTTTAAACGATTATTATATTTTTTAAGTAGAAGGATATATAACTGATAAGAAATTATCTTACAGTATTATTATAACAAACAATTACTACAAAATTATGTTAAATATGTTAATTAAATATAAATATTTTCTTAAATAAAATTAAGGTTTGATGAATGATTTGTGAATACTTAAAGAAATAAAAACAACCTGCTTAGGGGAGCAGGTTGAACTTGTAAAGGTAAAAATACATTTACCAATACGGGGTAAAATAATAATGATTAAACTATTTTACAAATATTATTATAAACCAGAAATATTAAATAATTCTTTACTAATTATGAAATTATTGTAAATAAATTAATGATAAAAAATAAAAAGGATAATCTGCTAGGGTGTAACAAATTATCCTGAATACTGATTTGTTATATATTTAAAGGGGTAAATATATATCAAAAAAAAGTTTTAACAGCTTTATGCTTTTATTATAAGTAGTGTTTGTGACAGTATTATGTCAAATTGATTAACTTAATATAAACATTTTATAAAGAAAAATTAAGATTTTGCTGAATTAATTGCAACAAAATTTATGAAATTCTACAATGAGTATGATTCAAAAATTGTAGCGACACATAATTTAAGTATTTGTAAGTTGTTAACTAATATCATATTTTCAATACTGCTCAAATATTGTTAAAGAAATAAAGGGAAATAATTAATTTTGTTGAATTTATAAATATGACAAATGGTAAATTATTACTTGGAAATATTTATATTGGGGATGAATAATAATTGGATAAATATGAATTTTTAGAAAAAAGTATAAAATATGGAGAGTTGAATATATTTCAAAAGCATAAGGCAGACTGGCTAGAAGAGTCAAATAAATATGCTCCAGCAACTAAAAAAAGCCATTGGATAAATCTAAATACAAAAGTCAATTTTATGGAAATTTATAAAAATAGAGACTTATATGATTTTAGTAAGGAAGAAATAGTAGAATTAGTTAAAAATATTCAAACTAAATCGCATAATACCAAAGTTGTATTGTTTTCAACCATATCAAGATATATGGAATGGGTTTATAAAAAAGGTATTAAAATAGGGAACAATCCATGTGATACTATAGTACCTACTGAGTTATTTACTGTTAATGAATTAGCATTTAAAGAACAATATATCGAAATAAGTGACTTTATAAATTTTGTATATGATTTAGATTGTTCTGATGTTGATAGAGCTATGCTAACTCTTTTGCGATATGGTGTAAAAATAGATGATGTTGGTAAAGTTAAGTGGGATGATATTAGTGCAGATGGCAAATTTTTGAGAATACAACATAAAAATAAAGACCTAGAGTTGCCTATAGACGGAATATTTATGATGATGATGGATAAAGCTAAGAATTGTCATTATCGTGATTTATATAAGAAAAAATCTACCATGAAAGAAGAATCAAAAGTTAAGATTGTAAGCTATAGAAATAGTGAATATATAGTAAAGCCATTGGAAAATGTTGAATGGGACTATATGGACGGTAGAACAGTCTATAATAGAATTCAAAGAATATCAGCATCCAATAAAAATCAAATAATAAGTGTACCGGATCTCAATAGTTCAAGAAAATGTGATTTTTTGTTTAAAATATTAGATGAAAATAGGGAAGTAAATACAAAGGATATGGATAAAATATTATTAAAATTTGAAGGCGTAGCTAATGCTAGTCGAAGAAATACATTAAGAAAAGAATTTGAAAAAATAAGTGGTATAAAAGTTAAAGAAAAAAGGAATGTCGATAATCGTAAAAGGAAAGAGAAAATAAAATTAGAATTAAATGAAAATTTTATAGATAGTGAAGATAGTAATTATCAAAATGACATTATTGAAGCTTTAAAAAATAATGAGAATGATGATACGTCTAATTATGAATATAGATATGAAAACAAAAAGCAAAAATCAGAAAATGAGGATAGAATAAAAATATATGTTAGAGATTCTAGAATTGGACGAAAAGCATTACAATTAGCTGGATTTAAATGTGAGTTTGATAGTAAACATGAAACATTCATTTCGAATGCAAATTCTGAGAACTATGTTGAAGCGCATCATATTATTCCAATAAAATATTATTATAATGATGAATTTGAATATAGTATAGATAATGAAGCTAATATAGTTGCGTTATGTCCAACTTGTCATAGGCGCTTGCATTATGGACAGTTGGAAGACAAGAAAATAATATTGAAAAAGTTATATGATGAAAATGTAGAAAATTTAAAGAAAGCTGGTATAGATATTACCTTGGATAGATTATTAGAAATGTATATTGAGTGTTCGAGAGATAATAAAACTAATTAGAGTATTAATTAAAAAGAATTGCCGCTGTAAAAACTGGTAATTCTTTTTTTATATGAAGATAGGAGCGCTAAGGCTAGCGCTTCTATTTAAATTCTTATTCTTTATATTCAATAATATCTTCAATGTTACATTTAAATAATTTACATAATTGATTTAATACATTATAGCTAACAGAAGTAGTCTTGTTGCTATTGAATTTATGCAATGTTGTATACGCTATATTTGTTTTTGTTGCTACCCAATTTAAAGAACGCTCTTCTCTATCTAATATTTCTTGTAGTTTAATAATTATCATGATTTCACCTCTTGATAATTATATCATTAACGCTACAATAAATAAACTCTATACAAGTAATAATTATAGTGTTGACAATATAATTATTATAGTGTAATATAAAAACATAAGTAATGTATAAAATAAGAAAAATAACAGATAATAAAGGTTGGCAAATAAAAATTACCATAGTATAACAAATTTAGGAGATGATATCATGAAAACAATGTTAACAACAAATCAAAGCACAAACGCAGGAGTAATGCTAGTTCTAGACCCAGATAAACTAAATGTTAAAAAATTAAGAAGTGAAATTGACTACTGCGATTTTCTTAGCTACATAATAGAGAGAGAAGAATTAGAAGAAGACATGGCTATAATAACTGTAGAAGAATGGAATGATTTTTATGCTTTATCAAGAGTAGGGGCATGGGAAGAAGATAGAGATATTGAGATGAAGTATGTCAGTGCAGATAACTTCTACAATGAAGGTTTTAATATGACTAGTAGAGAATTTGCAAAAGCATTTGTAAGCTTAGAAGAGCTTGAAGGATACGAAAATGATGAGTATATAATAGTTATAAAATTGAATATTGAAGGTGTAGAAAGATCATTTGTAATTGATGGTGGGATGTAAGGCGATAATATCACTGGTTTTATAAGTGTTTTAATTTTTTAATAAAATGTTGTTGACTTAGACTACAAACAGGAGTAATATAATAAATGTAAAATATGTGGACTAAGACAACAGGAGGCGATAAAAATAAAAGGACTTGAATTTATATGCCAATTATATAATGTTAAGCACATTGAATTAGCTGAAAAATTGGGAATAAAAAAACAAAATATAAATCTATGGCTTAGGGATGAAAGTAGAAAAATTCCTAAGAAATATTTACCTATATTATCTGAAATATTTGGTGGATTAGATGAAAGGTATTTTCAAAAAGAGCTAGATGAAGTAGATCAAATTGAAATACAGCAGAAAAAAATTAGAAATGAATTAGTTGAATATGAATATGAGTATCCAGATATTGACTCAGAGACAGGAGAAGAAGTAATAGTATATGGAACTCAGGTAGATCAGGAACAGGAATTTGAAGATAAGTTTTTGGAATTCAAAAAACAAATATTAATGTTGCATAAAGATATTGACAATACATTAAGCGATATGTTTACAGATGGAAAGATTGATGTTTCTTGTTATTCATATGGTTCGCTAATTGAAGCAACTGAATTGTTAGATATATATGAGAAACTTGTAGGAATATTAAAAAGAAATAATATTCATAAAGATACTGTAAAAAAAGTTTTAAAGGGATTAATAAATTACGAAGGTAAGCATTGGGGTGTTTATACAAAAGATAAACTAAGCTTACAAATTAGTGAGTTGATAAAACAAGAAGAAGAAAAATATAAATAAAAAGTTAAATCCACTGAAAGGGGTGATGGAAATTGATTGTAAAATAATCTCAAGGTAATACTTGACATAAATTTCTTAAAGTTGTAAAATAAACAACGAGACGACAAAAACAAGCCATAACCATATATTTTTATAGGCTTAGCTTTATTAATTATACCCAATTTTACAAAAGTTATTATTATTTCCGAGGTAACAGTAACTTTGTATAAATTAGCTCTTTGAAAATTTAATATTGTTTTCCAGTACTTTTAGATTTGTATAGTTCCAATCTAGAAGATATAAAATATAACTTACAAGTACTAGTTTACAGTACATTTTGACTATTGTCAATGCAATTTCGTTAAATTATCATGTTTAACGAAATTAAAAATAGAATAATCTCATAGCTAAATGATTTTCAGACGAATAAAAAACTATGAGACTATTTCTTTGAATGTGCAAATTGTCAACAGAAAGCACACAACAGTATTATGCACAAAGCTTTTATAATTATACTGTCAATCTAACGAAATTAAAATGATCAGAAAGAGGGAAGAGGAATTATGAAAAACAATAAATTATCAAAGGAATTAAGGAAACAATATAATTTTGAACAAGGATCATGCTATATAAATGCAGATAAATTATTTAAAGATAAGATTTGTAAATATATTGTAGTTGGATTTGCAAAAGAAAAAGAATCAAATATAGCATTTAGACATGCTTGGAATATGGATGAAGATTACAATATAATAGATGCTACATTAGAAGATGATATTGAAAATATAGAATATTATAGAGCATTTTCAATGGATTTGGATACTTTCTATAAAGATAGGGTTATATTCAAATGCGATGGAAATGACTATAGATATTACAAGAGATTTGAAGAAGTTGATTGTGCAGTAAGTAACAAATTAAAATTATGTGATTATGATTTATATAAGTATTTATATTCAGAAGGAACAGAAATATTTGAATATGAAGATTTTGATGATGATCCAAGTATTAATCTAAGAGCTAAATATATGTAACCCAGAGTAGGACAAACTATCCTACTCAAGATCATTTAAAAAGCCAATTTTATTGGGAAACAAAATAAATTATTAGAAGGAAGGGTTGAGTTAATGAAGAGAAAGAAATTTAAAGACATTAAGACAAAAGAAGATAGAAATGGATTATTAAATTATCTATTGGATAAAGAAATTGAATTATTGAGAAAGAAGCTTTATAAATATCAAAGATGCTCAGTTTTTAATTATCCAGTAACCATTCAAGAGAAAGATTTTAATGATTGGACAACCGCAGGGTGTTATGTTTGGAATGAAAAAACTGGAACACATGAAATATATATTAGTACTAGACGTATAGACAATTATATTCGTACAGATTATGACCCTTATTCAGCAAAGATTTTTGATAAAATGGATATGCAAAGTACATTGCTCCATGAATTAGTTCACGCTTTAGTAAGAGAAAAGTTTGAAATATTATACAGTAAAATTAAGAATAAGAATGCTGACGGCTCTCCAATATTCCTGTCCTGTTTGCAATATTTAAATGGTAATAGTTCACATGATTGCGCTACAAATTATCTAGGTACAGAGATGTGGAAAGAAGTTTGTAAGATGAAGGAAGAAAAAGCCACTTGGAATGATTTTATCAATTATATATATTCCTATGTTTATTCAATCTATGATTATCAAGAAATCTTTAATAAGGAAAATATACTTAATGGTATAAATATAGCTTTTAACTTTGGTTATTATGAATCAGGGCTGCGTAAAGATATAGAAACTATTACAAAAGTAAGTGTTTGGGATAGATATAAAAAAGAATTTAAAAGTATAACAGCTAAAAATATAACTTTTGATATAGGTAGTACTATGAATTTAGATAGAATTAAACAATTTGTTACTAAGAAATTAAACAATGATGTAAGAGCAAATATAAGTTGTATTTCTAATAATAAAATGGTATGTGATTCTAATACAAAATATACTAATTGGGTTTATAAAAAAGAAGATAAATACAGCTCATATTTAGAAGCACAAAAAGTAGCAGATTTGAAAAAGTAAATAAATAAAATTAAATAATATGCATGATGCAACTGAGGAATTAAATTTCTTGGTTATTAGTCGTGCATAGAAGGAGGTCTTAAGGAATGGAAAACAACAAGGAATATTACATAACTGAAAGTTATAGCTTAGCAAAAACAATGAGTTATCTACTCAATAAACCATTTTATCGCTTTGATAATAAATTTGATGATACTAAGAAAGTTTATAGTTTCAAGGATGATGAAGAGTTCAGAAGAGTACTTACTTTAGTTTATAAGATAAAACATAAGCAAGAAATTAATTAAAAATAGCTTACCCATTTTGGTTCACTTATTTCAATAAAAATACACAAAAAAATAACTGACCCATTTTAGACTGGTTATTTATTTAGATATAAAAATAACTGCCCCAAAAAGGACTGGTTAATTTTTAACATTCTAAAATAGCTTACCCAAAAATGGGCTAGTAGTTAGGGTGATATTAATAGATAAGTAATATATTAAAAGATAATTAAATTTATTAATAGATAAGTTGTTATTGATTGCGAAACGAGTTCGCCCTCAACTGGACAGATTCAATTTTTCTTTTCTTGTGTTTTCTTTATTTCATTTTTTCTTAGTTGGATTATTACTTGGTTAATTACAAAATTACAATTTGAATTTAAATATAGAAAGGATTGATTATTAATTATGAAAGAAAATGTTTTTGCCAATATACCTAATTTTATATTATCAGTTCCAACAGGAAATGAAACTCTTGGAGGTAAAAGAGAATTTACCAATAAAGGTAGCATGTTTGATTTAACTAAGGATGATAGGATTATAAAAGTTACTTATGAATTACTAGTAGGTACTAACTTTAGAGAGATATGTAAAACTAGTACAAATGATTTGATTGAAATGTGCAAGTATCCAGTTAGCAAATATAATCAGAAATCTTTTAGAGACTTATTATTGTTGCTACAGGATAAAGATTATATAGAAATTGATAAAAATGATTTTTCTCCTAAGGATATCATTTCAATTGATACAGAAAATTTAATAGTTGCTAATGGTTTTACTACAATTACTCAAATTGAAATGGATATGATTGATAATATTACATCTGACAATAGAGAAAGAAATACACTATTAAAATGTTACTTTTTCATTAAATGTATGGTTCATAAAAGAGAAGATAATACTCACAAAGGTTTATATGCATTAGAATTTGGAGAACCAGTACAAACTATAGCAATGGATTATAAGTACATAAATAAATTTACTGGTATAAATGATATTACTAAATTTATAAAGTTACTAAAAGAACATAAATTAATTGATTATGATAATTTTCTTAAATATCCAATTGGACAACCAGAACGAAAGCAAGATGCATCAAATGTATATGTAGTTTGCGAAAGAGAAGATAATTTTAATATGGAATTAGTAAAAGATGAATTAAGAGCTGGTATCAATCAATATAAAGTGCAAATGCAAAAAGATGGTTGGGTTGTCTGCAAGGAGAAAGAATATAAGAATAATGATAAAAATGCAAATGGAACTAAAGGTAAAGTTAAGCAAATGAAAAACGCTGGTAAAGATACTGAAGAGTTAGAAAGTAAGATGAAAGTTATTGAAGAACAAATAGTTCCGCAGGAAGAATCTATAATTGAACCACCTAAAGAACCAAGGATTATTAAAACCAAACGTAAAGGCACTGGCAATATAGTTAAGAAACCAGAACCAATTAGACCAGCAGATGCAGTTAATTCATGGGATTATATGTTTGCAGAAGATACTTATAAAATGGATGTTCCTAAGATAGATTTGCCTGAGATTGAATATGATGACAGGGGACAAGTTATCTTAGAATCAGTTCTTAGTAAAGAAGAATTGGATGCTTATTATAAAGAACAATTTGAACAAAATGGTTATTGGGGTGAACAACCTAGAAGTATTGGATTTTAAGAAATAAATTAAGGAAGGATGATTTTGTGATGTTAAAACAAGTAAATACAAATATCATAAGAGTAGAAGGAAAAGATGTGATAGAAGGAAAATATACAGTTAAAGCAAATAATTATAAAAAATATAAAGCTACATTTGATTATAGTTTAGTTGCTTTAGAATTAGAAAAAGATGGAGCAGAATTTAGAACTATTAATAATAAACAATATACAAATGATATTGTATTAGTAAAATTTAAGTTTGGTATAGATACAGTTAAAGAAAATAAATTAAAAATAAAAGCTATTAAGAATTATGTAAGAAATAAAAATGAAATTGAAATTAGAGTTTCTGAAAGTGTTATAAAGGATAATAATAGTAAATTAAAAAATGAATTGTTGATTGATAACGAGTATGAAGAAAAAGTAAAAAATATAAATAATAAAATACAGTTAAAAAGTAAGAATGAAATAAGACAGCAAAAAGAAATTATAGAAAATAATAATAATAAATTAAGAGATAAATTGTTAGCTAATGAAACGGATAAATTAAAAATCTATGCTATAAATAATTATATAAATAATAAAAATCAAATTGAGATAAAAAATAAAACTACTGTAATTAGAAAAGATAATAATAGATTAAAGAAAGAATTGCTAGTTGATAAAAAACATGAACTTAGAACAATGGCAATAGAAAAATATCTTGAAAACAAAAATTATATTGATTTGAATAATAATAAATTTTTAATCAAAAAAAATAATAAAGAAATTCAAAATGGTTTAATATCAGATTATCTAATGAATAGAAAAGAAATAAGAGAAGATTTGTATAAAAATGGTTTTGATATTACATTTGCAGAAACAGGAGAAACTATTCACTACCAAAGATTTTTGAGAAGTTCTGGTTCATCTCGAGTTGGTAAGTGCCTTTTTATCAAACAAGAATTACATGATAGAATAATGAATTGGTGTTATATGGGATTGAATATAGATGAAATGACAGAGACAGATTTGGCAAGCCTTGAATCATATTTGGCTTTACCAGCTAGCTCTATTATAGATACTATAACTGGTATTACACCAGAAAATGTATTATTTATAAATGAGGTGAAAAGTACATTTGAAGAAAAGGCAATGTGTACAGAAATAGTAAAAGATAAAAAAGGACAGGATGTATTGCATACGGAAGAAAAATTAATGTCTATTACAAATTCTATACATGATGGACAGGCTTTACTATGTGAAAGTGTATTTGAAGAAAATGGTTATAAAGATAAAGGTATGTTATTGCTTCGTAATAGATTTTTCAAAGGTGCTTGTTTTCAGACTAGAATTCAAAAATGGTTTGAAGATAATAAAATAACTAAGATAGAACAGTTAAATGGTTATACTAGAGCAACAGATATAAGCCAGATCAAGCTAATATTTAATGACACTTGCGTAAAATTTGTTAAATTTGGAACTAGAGAAGAATGGCTAAATAGATTAGAAGATAACTGGGGAATATGTAAGTATGAAAAACCAACTCATCATTTTAAAGGTAATTTAGTTTCAACACACTATCAATTATTAAATACTCTTAACTTTGACCGAAATGAAATGGTGGAATTATTAAAACCAACAATGGATTACTTTGACTTAATGTTAAATGATACAAGAGTTATGAGGAATTTTATAGGTGCTAAAGTTGATGAGATAGAAGATTTAAAAGATAGTAATATGGTTATTAGTGCATTGATTGGTCTTAATGAAGAATATGCAGAAACTAAATTATATAAGAACTTTAGAGATGATAAAAGAAAAGCGTTTTTGAGTGAATTGCAGAAGGGAAGAATTTTAATAAAAGGTACATATTCAGTTTTATTTGGAAATGGAATTGAAATGCTTAAAGAAGCAATAGGAGAGTATAAAGGTAATAGTATATTAAATAATAATGAGGTTTATTGTACTGCATTTGGAAATAATAAAGAGTTATTAGGTTGTCGTTCTCCACATGTAACTATGGGAAATTTAGCACTAATGAAAAATGTAAAAGTAAAAGCTATAGATGATTATTTCAACTTAACAGACAATATTATATGTGTTAATTCTATAGGAGCAAATACTTTAGAAAGACTTAGTAGTGCCGATTTTGATAGTGACCAGTTGCTTTTAACAGATTCGCCTTTGATGATTGAAAAATTAAAACTTCATTATGATAGATTTTTAGTACCAACATCAGATGTAAAAGCAAAGAAAGTAAAAAGGCTAAATAATGCAGAACAAAAATGCGATCTTGATGTTAAAACCAGCGTCAACAAGATTGGCGAAATAATCAATCTGAGCCAAATTCTTAATACTTTGTTATGGGATAAATATAATAAGACTGGCGAATTTGATATGGACATATATGTAGATGCTTGTCAGCTTGATGTAATGTCATGTATTGAGATAGATTCTGCTAAGAAAGAATTCTCAACGTCCAATATTAGAGAACTGGACAAATTAAGAAAGAAATATAAAATTGATAGTTATGCAGATGAAAAAACACAAATAAAACCTTACTTTATGCAGTACACAGGCAAACTAACAGAAGAAGAAAAAGAACAACAATTTGAAAAAATAGAGTTTAAGAAGTTTGATACAAGTATGGATTATTTAGAAGATATTATAGAAAAGGAATTTAAGAAGATTAAAGCAAAAAAGATAGACAAGTATAAGACTATAAAAGAAATAATTGTAAATACTTCTAAGGAATATAAAGTTAAAGATGCTAATAGACATCAAATTCCTAATATTATAGATATTATTAATAAAAATAAAAGCGAATTAAATGCTTTATACTTACAAACTCCAAGTAAAGATTTAAATGCAGAAGAAGTAAAGGAATTTAACACTAATAGATATAATAAAATTGTAGGTATTAATAAAGAAATGTATGAGAAAATAAAAGGATTAGATATAAAGATAGAAACAATAAAAAAACTACTAATTGAAAGTTAAGATAAATATAGTAGTATTGCAAGAAAAATATTTACAGTTATGTTTACAACTAATAGAGATAAAATGATAGAGTTGCTAAAATCTACTAAAGATGAAAATGTAACAAAATATATAATGTGTAATAGAGCGGATGCAGATATAACAATGTATGGAATAGGATATAAAGAAGTAGTATGTAATTAGCTTTCACACTTTTTTAAAATAAGTGGCTGTAAATTTTGTCATATAGCCACTTAATACAATTTATGTTAGCGTTCTATAGGGGAGAGATAAAAATATCTTGAACTGAATAAGACAGAAATATTTTATAAAATGAGTATGTCCAGTTAAGGTAAGGTGTAATAGCTTTACCTTAATGGTATACTAAAATAATTTATAAAAATTCTATTTTCTCATAAAGTATAACATTTGCATAGGGTATTTGTAAAGATATTTGAGAAAATAATTTAAAAAATGTGCAAATAATTTTAATAGGTAGATTGATAACTACCTAGATTCCTTCTTTTATTAATTTATTTTGGTAGTTAGGTTCAATAATTTGAGCCTATCTATTAAAGTTATTTGCAGTCTGCATGATGATATGCAGTTTCTCTTTGTACGGTTTATCTAAAAAATAAATTATAGAAGGGGAAGATTTTATGACAATTAAAGAATTTTTTGAGATGGATAACCATAATCATTCAACGGAATTTAGTAAAAATATAAAGGATTATAGATTACTAAATGACAAGATGGAATTAGACAATGAATACACAAGTAGCACAGATTATGCTGAATATTATGATGAATATAAAAATAAAGGTCTATATGTAGTTACAGCAGATCGAGAGATACCAAGTGTAGATTGGTATTACTGGTGTGGAGATTTAATAATTGATAAAGAAAATAATATTATAGATGGAATATGTTTTAATTAATTAAAGAAAGAGGGAATTGATTATGGTAAAAACAGTAACAAACAAAAATATTGATGAGGTGCTATTTGGACAGTTAAAGGCTATTGATTTTGAATATCTAGTGCAGCTTAATGGACTAATAGGAGATTATACTGACGAATTTGGTGCAGATACTTTGGATGAAGAAATGGTGACATTTGACATCACTTTAAATAGCGTAGTTAAATCTAGAATTGAAGAATTACTAAGTGCTGAAAAACGAGTAAAAGAAATTATTTCAGAAAGCAGAAAAGAAGATAATAAAGTTAAATATGTAAAAGAAGCTAGAGAATATTTACAATCTTTAAATGACATGTTTAATGGGAAAATAGTAGATCATGAATGTTTAGAAGTTATAGAAAGATTAAAGAAAAATATATATACTTGTGGTTCTCTTGAAACACAAACAAATGTACTAAAAACATTAATAGAAAGCAATCTTGAAGATATGGATGAAAAACAAATTGAAACAACTGAGAGAGCAAAAATATCAATGTATTTAGCGATGGGGGAAGTTGTTAGAGAAGTAGAGCAAGAAGTGCTAGACAAAGATAGAGAGTATATAAATGCAATAGGAATTGATGAAACTAAAGAAATTGAAGCACTTATAGATGGATATGAATTAAATGCTAATTGGGATTGGTTTGCATGGTATACGGGCAGTAAATTAGGATTATCACATGTAGATGAGGTGTTTTTATCAGAGTACATAGAAAATAATAAATTATGTTTTGTATTTCAAGATGGACAAGACTTTGATCTATGTGAACCATATTGTTTAAAATAGTTAATATCAGGTGGTGCACTTATGTGTATCATCTTTTATTATATATGTGTTAAATCTCCTCCTGGGGTATATGTTCCAGATATATCCGTTGCTTATAGTGTCTAGATAAGCATAAAAATTATGTACTTAAATAATCAATGAGTTGGCACTTATCTTTGGTCGGATGAAAGTGTTAATACTAAATCAATAATGAAGCATTACTTGGTGGGAGTGCTTTTTTCAGTTGTCTCGAAAACAGAGAAAAATAAGGAACGAGTGAGAGTAGTTCCAAAAATTATATATTGATACAGGACTCCACATCCTGAATTTTAGGTATATAGAGCCTATCAGCTTAATTGTTGGTAGGTTTTATTATATTTGAAATTTATGTGGGTTTCTATATGAGTATATAAGAGATTATGTACCTAAAATTATAATGTGGAAAGAGGTAATGTAAATGAACAAAAATTTAAGAATGTTAACAAAATTATACGAAGGAGAAGAAGTATTATTTAGAACTGACAAAACTACAGGAGCAAGTCAAGTAAGAATAAATGAAATTGCTAAGTTTTGTAATTGGACTAAGACTGTAAAAGGAAAAGAGTATATAAGATGGGAAAGAGTCAATGAACACTTGAAAACACTAGGTTGTCCACAAGTGGGTAAAGATGATTTTATCCCAGAATATATAATGTATCCACTAATTGGTAAAGCAGACAATGAAAAAGCAACAAAATTTATGATTTGGGTTGGAAAAGTATTAGAACAAATTAGAATTAACGGTGGTTATATTTTAGATAATGCTTCAGAAGAACAAGTTGAAAATTTAATTTCTAAATGGGGAAGTAAATATTGTACTAAGGAGATTCACGATGCTAAGAGTGTAAGAAAATATATTAGAGAATATGATCTGATGAAATTAGATGAGTGTATAGATAAAATTGTTGATGTTACTGAACCAATGAAAGGCAGTATAAAACGTAATATTTTAGATAGTGCTATTAAGGAATTGAAGAAAATTGATTTGGACTTAATGAAGGATACAATAAAACACACATACATAAAAGATACTGCATGTGCTGGAATAATTACATTGCAAGATGTAAAAATTGGTAAGTTTAAGAAAAGAATTAAGACATTAGAATCTAAAGCTATATAGATAGAGTACATAGGATATATTATATTTTTTATTTAGCGATTTTGAATATAATATACCCATTTTTATTATCTAAGTCAATTATAACATTGAAAAATAGTAAATACAATAGATTTTTGAAAATAATTATAAAAAATTAACTGATGAAGGGAAGTAGTAGTAATATGAAAATGAAAGTAGTTGGAATTTATTTAATTGAGGATGTTATCACAGGAAATTGTTATATAGGGCAAAGTAAGGACATAGCAAAACGCTGGTCAAATCATGCTAGTTTAATGAAACAAGGTAATTATAGGTATAAGGAATTACAGGAGGCTTATAATGCAGATTGTAAGAGAATAAGATATACAATATTAGAAGAGTGTACAGAAAGTGAACTTCAAGAAAAAGAAGATTATTATATTAAATATGTACAAAAAGTAGATGGGTGGAATCTTATTAATAAACAAAAGCATGGTGGAGCTACTAAGAGTTTTAATGACACTAGTAAAATGAAAGAGAAACAAACTGGTGAACTAAATGGTAATGCTAGGTTGACAACTAAGGATGTAAAAGAAATCAAACATATGTTGGCTGATGGAGTTAAACAATCATTAATTGCGGGTAAGTTCGGAGTATCAAATACACTTATTTACAATATCTCTAAGGGTAAACGTTGGGCTTCGGTTTCAATAGGAGGTGCATGTTAATGAGTAAATTCACAAAAGTATTAAATATTGTAACTTTAGGAGCATGGATAGCAGTATTTTTGGAAGCTATTTTTCAAGATTTGAATGCTTATGCCTTAAGAGAAATAGCGATTGTGTCAAGTTTTGTAGTTATAATGGATTTAATTTTTGAAATGTTAGGGAATAGGGAAGAAAGAATTAAGAAAGAAGCTTTAGTGAAAAGGATATATGATTTTACTGGGAAAGAAAAGCAAGGTGAATAGGTATGAGTTACATATATGGAATATTTGATAAAGATAATTGTCTCTATATTGGACAAACTAAAAGGGATAATCCTGAAGAGCGTTTCAAAGAACATAAAAGAGAGATCAAAAATAAGAAGCATAAAATAAAAGTACTTAATACATATAATATAGATAATCTGGAATTCAGAGTATTGTTAGAATTAAAAACTGACAATACTCTTTTGTTATCTATAGCAGAATGCCTACTAAATAGCATACATAAACCTAAAAATAGATGCATATTACAACAAGGTTTTAATAAAGTGATATTACAAAGATGCCCAAGTGATATTGCTGAGAAATTATTAAGTGTTATTTGTACATATTAATGATTGAGAAAATAAAGAAATCTTTAATTAAAAATAAGATAGAAATAAAATAGGAGTGGCTTTTTGCTACTCTTTTTTGTATTCAAAGAGGATTTTGACATCTTATGTATAATTGTATTATATGGAAGGTGGCGAGATTATTGGCAAAGAAAATAGGCTTTTTTTTAAATGAAGATAAATGCATAAACGACTTATACAAGGTATGTTCAAATGATAATAACAGAATATTAAATAATGAAGATAATGAAGAAAAGATAATAAAGAAACTGATACAACAATATAAAGAAAGGAATTTTGATAAACAAAAATTAAAAAATAACAAAATTTTATTGGAAAATAACATATTAAAATTAGAAAGATTAAGCCAAATTAATATATTAACATCATTAATGTCAATAGCAATGTCGTTTATAGCTGCTATGCTTGCAATTCTAAATGGGACTAATACTGTTGTAAGTAAAGCAAAAGAAAAAAGTGGAGTTGGTGCAGAAGAATTTGTAAATGATGCAAAAGATACATTAAATTTATTCAATAATTTTGTAGATATAATGTCAATTCTGGTTATAGTATTTATTATTGTTATAGGTATAATGGTGATTCGAGAATTGCGTGCTCATAAAAATAATATTAAAAGAAAAGTAGCAATAAATATACATAAAAGTGTCATTGAAGAACAATTAAAAGAACTTGAAAAAGAAAAGCTAGTTAATGAAAAAGAAGATGAAATCGAGAAAGATATAGAATATTTAAAGGAAAAAATATCTGAATATAAATATAAAACAGAAGTTTTTGAAGATATATTGAAAGTAAAGGCAAATGAAATTAATAGATAAAATTTATAGGGTGCAGAAATGTGCTCTTTTATTATGCAAAAAATTAGGTGGTGATTATTATTACTATTTATAGAAAGTGTTCGATTTGTGGTAAGAAGGTCGAGCAATATAAGAAATGTGAATGTGAGATAGCAACTAGAAGAGATAGCTATAAGGAATATAAGAAACATAGACAGGATAAAGATAGGCAAAGGTTGTATAGCAGTAAGACATGGATTAGGTTGAGAGATGTGATGTATAGGAAGTTTATGGCACTATGTATTGTTTGTTTGCTAAAAGATAATAAAATAGTTAATGCTACGACTGTGCACCATGTAATACCAACAGAGGATGATGATAGTAGATGGTTAGATGAGAGCAATTTGTGTTGTGTATGCTCAAGGTGTCATCAGTTGATACATAATCAATATGAAAGTAAAAATAAAAAAGAGATACAAAATATATTATTTGGTTTGATTAAGAAATTTGAAAAAGAGTATGGATAATGTTCTGAATGTGAACAATAAAAGACTCGGGGGAGGGTGTCGAGAAAAATAAACAAGCCTTGAAAGTCCGTGGTGCTCTCACGCTTTAAAAAATCCCCATTTTCAGATATTTACAGGAAGGTAGGTGATAAAAATGCCAAATATAAAACCCGTGGCATTACAAAATAATCATAAAAGTAATGCTGAAATAGAATCAAGACAACGAACAGAAGAAAAATTAAAAGGTGATACAGAAGTTTCAATTAAACACCAAAAGAATTAAGTGTCAATGGTAAAAAATTATATAAGAACATAATAAAATTATTACCTACTGGATTCTTAAATGGTGGTGATAAGTTTGTAGTTACAATAGTTGCAGAGGCCTTAGACAGAATGCAAACCTGTCAACAAAATATAAATGATAATGGATTATTTGATGAAAATGGCATAGAGAATAATGCAGTAAAAACGTATGATAAATATTCAAAAATATTTGAGAAGTTCTCAGCGAAGTTAGGATTAAGTCCAAAGGATAGAGCAGCATTAGCAGTTTTAAATTTAAATCAAATTGAAGAATCTCAGGATGAGTTATTGAAAATATTAAAAGGTGATAGTCAATGATACTATTAGAAAAAGCAATAAAATATGCTAATGATGTTGTAAATGGAGAGGAAATAACTACAAAAGAGGTCGTACAACAATGCACAATTTTCTTAGATGACTATTATAAGAACCAAAAATATAATGACTTTGAGTTTTATTTTGATGAGAAGAAATTAAAAACTATAAATGACTTATTAAAATTATTAAATTTTGCTACAGGATTTGTAGCGGGTAAACAAGTGTTGGAAAACTTAGCTGAATTCCAATGCTTTTTTATTGCAAATATTTTCGGATGGAGATTTAAAGACAAGTCATATAAGTTTAGATATAACGATAATACGCTTTTTATAGCTAGAAAGAACTCGAAGACTGCATTAATAGGAATTGTATTTATTTTATTACTGCTTACAGAACAACAGTATTCAGAATTTTATTCTATATGTTTGACTAAGGAATTATCTGCTGAAATAAAGAAAAGCATGGAACAAATCATAGGGGCAAGTCCACTAATTAAAAAGCATTTCAAAGTATCTACTACTAAAACAGGCAGCATTAAATGTTTGTTAACTGGAAGTTTCTTTGAACCACGTACTGCGGAAGCGGGAAAAAATAATTCGGTTCGGCCATCAGCTTTTGTGAGTGATGAGCATGGAAACTTTAGTGAAAATAGCAATTTTAATGCTATGAAATCAGGAATGAAGAATGTTCTTAATGGCTTGGTTTTCCGTACAACTACTGCTTATGAGATAAATAATTCAATTATGGAAGAGGATTTAGATTATATTAGAAAAGTTTTAGAGGGAACATTAGAGAATGAAAGACAATTTGCATTAATTTATTATGCAACAGAAGAACATTTGTGGGATGATATAGGAATTTATATGGCAAATCCATTAAGGATTGAAGAAAACTACAATACCATGCGTGAAGATAGAAAGATTGCATTAGAAAAGCCAAGCGCGAAAGGGGAGTATTTAACAAAAACAATGAATGTATTTTTACAAGAAAACAAAGATGAAGCTTACATGGATATGAATTTATGGAAAAAATGTATGAGAGATAAAATTGATTTTAACAATAAAGAAATTATAGTAGCTGTTGATGGATCAATTTCTCTAGATTTAACAAGTGTAAGTATTATGTACAAAGAGAATGGTCAATATTATTGTATGTCACATGGATTTTTACCAAAAGAAAACATGGCTGATCGTAGAGAAAAGATTGATTACTTTAAAATGGAACGCAATGGATATTGTGATATTCATGAGGGATTTACAGTTAATTATAATTTGTTAGAGGAGTATATAAGGAATATAGAGCCTAAATATAACTGTAAAATCAAATGTATTATTAGTGACCCGTTTAATATGAAGCAAACTATGGAAAACTTGGCTGAAGAATATGAAGTTATTTTATTAAAACAAACTTTTACAAATCTTACTGTAGCTACAAAAGCTTTTAGAGATATGGTTTATAATGAAAAAGTTTATTACGAAAAGAACGAATTACTAGATTGGTGTGTTAGTAATGCCATTCTTAATGTTGGTAAGAGTGGAGATGTAATGCTCGCTAAAGATAAAGCTATGAAAAATAGAAAGCGTATTGATATGTTAGCTACATTAATATTCTGTATGACAGAATTGTATATAGAAGAGGAAGGATATGATGCAGTTAAAGCTCTTGAAGCTATGAATTGGTAAAGAAAGGTGATAAATTGAATAAATTAAAAGCAAAATTAGCCAATATTAAGGTTAATATCAAAAGAAAGTTAAATAAAATAATCAAGATTAAGGCTAATTATGTGGCAGATTTGTTAACATTTTTGAGCCTTTTTATTATTTTCTGGACTACATTTCAACTTGTTTGGTGGTTGGGAACGTACATTCTAGCTATAGAATTGCTGATAATAAGCTATTTTATATCGAGGAGGAGGTGAAAATATAATTGTTTTGGAATAAAGTTGAGAAAAGAGAAGTGACCGATGGATTTGATTGGACTGCTTGGATTAAAAGTGAAGATTATATGAGTGAGAATGCATTAAAACAACAGGATTACCTATCAGCATTAAATATTTTGGGAAATTCAATTGCTAAGTTACCTATACTAGTAAAGCAAACCACAGAACGAGGAGAGATTGAAGCTACTAACTATTATTTATGGGATTTATTAAGACTTAGACCTAATTCAAATATGAATAGTTTTGAGTGCATGAAAAGTTTAATAATGTTATATAAAAACAATGGAATGGCAGGTTTATACATAGATAGAGATTTTAAAGGAAAAGTCAAAAATATTTATCCAGTTAGAATAGACAGCTTTGATATAGATGATGTTGGATTAATTAAATCAAGCAAAGATAACAAAGTTCTAGTAAATTTTACTTGTGTTGATGTACAAGGATATTGTTTTGATAAAGATATTGTGATTTTAAGAGATAATAGCTTAGATGGTATTCATTCTAAGGCTACGAAAAGTTTAATAAAAGATACTATTACAACAAATTTAAAAGCTCAAGCTTATCAAAATAGCCTTTTTAGTAATGGATTAACTAGTAAAATTATTGTTCAACTTTCGAGCGATATAAAAGAAGAAAAAGAAATGAAAAAGATGCAAGACAAGTTTGATAGATTATATAAAGCTAAATCTGGAATATTTACCGTGCCAGCAGGATACAATGTTCAAAGTTTGAATATGGACTTGGCATCATCTCAGTTCGCTGAATTAAAATTACTAGGTAAGAAAGATATAGCTAATGCAGTAGGTATTCCATTTTCACTATTGGATGTAGGAAGTCTAACTGAACAAGAAAATATTTCTTATTTAACTAATACAATTAGTCCGATAATAACGGCTTTAGAACAAGAATTTGATTATAAGTTGTTGGGATTGGATAGAAAAAAGGGTTATAAAATAAGATTTAATGTTAATTCGATGCTCAGGGTAAGTGCTGAAACACAAAAGAATATCATAATTGATTATGTGAAAAATGGGATCTATTCGTTGGAGTATGCCAGAACTTTGCTTGGGGTAGATTATAATTTTGAAAATGAAACTGTAACGTTACCTTCAGGACAAATACTATTAAAAGATTTGATAAATGGTAAGGCTACTTGGCAAAAAGGTAATGACTCTAATAGCGAAGGAGGTGATAACAATAATGGAAAATAGAGAATTTAGACAGGTTAAAGATTATGAAATTAGGCAAGTGAAAGATAGTAATACAACTGAGATTGATGGATACATAGCTAAGTTTGATAGTCAAACAGAATTATTTGAAGGATTCTATGAAAAAATTGATAGAGGAGCTTTTGATAATACTTTAAAAGATGGTCACAACATCTTTTTACTATATCATCATCAATGGGATAAGCCTTTAGCATCTACTCAAACGGGAACTTTAACTTTATCTGTAGACAATGTTGGATTAAGATTTAATGCAACTATAAATGATAATCTAAGTTATGGTAAGGATGCTGTTGAATTGATAAGGCAAGGTTTAATTCAAGGGTGCTCGTTTGGTTTTTCTTGTGTTCGAGAAAGTAATGAATATAATTCTACAGATGATAGTATAATGAGAACTTTATTAGATGTTGAATTGTATGAAGGTTCAATCCTTTGCATACCTCAGTATGAAGATACCAGTGTTTATGCACGTTGTAATGAAATAGCAAAAGAGGAAAGAGATAAATTACAACAGCAAAAAGATATAGAAATTAGAAAAAGAAAATTAGAAATCGAACTAGAGTTACTTTAATTGGTAGCTCTTTTATTATGTAAAAAATTATTTAGAAATGGAGCGTAAATGATATGAAAATAGAAGAATTAAGACAACAAAAAGCTGAAAAGGTTGAGGAAGTTAGAAAGTTGAATCAAGAAAATAAAATTGAGGAAGCTGAAAAATTATTAGAAGAAGTTAGAAAATTAGATAAACAAATTAAAATTTCTGAAGAACTTGAGGCAGAAGAAATGAGGGATTTACAAAATCAAAAAGCTAAAAAAGAAGAAAGAGGAGATGTTAACAACATGGAAAAAGTAAATGAAACAAGAGCATTTGTAAAAGCAGTATTAGGAAATAAAATGACTGATGAAGAAAGAGCAGTTGTAAAAACAACAGATAATTCAGCAGTATTACCACCTCAATATATAAATAAACTTACAGAACTTAAAAAAGGATTTGGTTCATTAAAACAATACTGTGATGTAATTCCAGTAACAAAAAATGAAGGTTCTATGCCTATTTTTGATCCAGAACAAAATGGTATGTTAAAAGATATTGCAGAAGGTGACGTAATCCCAGATGGTAAATTAGTTACTACTGATATGCAATTTAAATGTAAAAAGGTAGGTATCAAAATACCATTGTCTTCAGAATTAATTGATGATGCTGAAATTGATATTGAAAATGCAGTTAATTCAAGCTTTGCTGAATCTACAACATTAACTGAAAATTATTCTATCATTCAAGCTATCGATGCTAATGCAACAGAGGTTACAGCTACAGACTATACTGCGTTAGAAGACGTTATGGCTAAAGCATTACCAACAGTAAAAGCGGGATTAATTACATTGACTAATGTTGAAGGATACGCTTTATTAAAAAATATGAAAGATAAACAAAATAGAAATATGAACTTAATTACTACTGGTGGAGATGGAAAAGAATATTTTAATGGTAAAGAAATTGTTACTTTTGATTCTTCATTAGTTACATTACCAGAAGGAAAAACAATAGTATTTTACTCATTAAATATGAAGGAAGCTATTAAGTTCTTTGATAGAAGTAATGGAACAACAGTCAATAGATGGAATGACTACGACACAGATACAAAGAAAGCATCTATATTAGAAAGATTAGACATAAAAGCTGGAATTACAAGAAGTATAAAGAAGATTGAACTTTAGTAATTGGATGGGAGTTTTCTCCTGTCCTTTTTAAATTAAAAGAATAGGAGATGATAAAATATATGACTTTAGATGAGCTAAAACTTTATTTATATATAGACTCAGATGATGAGGATACTTACTTAAATGAACTAATAGAAATAAGTGAAATATATATTGAGTCTTGTGTTGGCACTGGATATAAGCAAGATGAAAAAGCAGTTAAATTATCTAATCTTTTAATGAAAAAGATATGTAGCGACTTATATGAAAATAGGGGAACTGGTATTGATAGTGGAAGTATTGCTCAAAGGCTTAAACAAGATATAATTGTGACTACTATATTAGATAAATTATCTTTGTATGATGAGGACGTGACTACATCATGAGAAAATTAAATCAAAGAATAATAATATCAGAATATCTTGGAGAAGTTCAAAATGATAATGGTTTTGATGAACCTCAATGGGATGATACATATTATTCATGTTGGAGTGCTTTTAATCAAATTAGTGGAAAAGAATTTATATCCGCAAAGGCTAACAATTCTGAGAATATAGTTACATTTACAGTGAGATATTGCAATAAAACTAAGGTGTTATTAGTACCAGGAGCAACAAAACAGTATAAAGTGATATATAAAGAAAAAGATTATGAT